AATGAGGATACCACGACCAAGACACATAAGCTGTCTCAGCTAGAAAAAATAGACAAAGATTCTAGTAATTATTCATCAAACATACAAAAATTGAATGAAGAGATAGCAGTTACACAATCCAAGATAGTTGACAAAGAAAAAATAGATAATAAGGTTTCAAAGTTAACTAAACTAGAAACAAAGATAGAACAGAATATAAACAACCATAAAAAAACTTTAGATTTCTTTTTGAAAAATGATACTTGTCCTACATGTACACAAAAAATAGAACCAAATTTTAAAACTCAAAAGTGTGGCCATGAAGCAGCTGCTATTCAAAAGTTAGAATTAGGTTTACTAGAACTACAGAAAGAATTAGACACATCATATACAAAAGTAACAGAATTTAATACCTTATCAGATAAGATAGGTCAAATGAATGTAGAGGTTGCCAAAATTAATACTTCATTAGAAGGATTAAAAAGACATAGTGATAGTATAGATGAAGAAATTAAAATGTTAGGAGATAAAACTTCTGATAGAGAAAAAGTACAACAACAATTAGATGAATTAAAAGTTAAACTAGGTGAGGCTCAGGTTGATTTAGACAAAGTATTAGAAGAGAAATCTTATGTAGATGTATGTAGAGAAATCTTAAATGACAAAGGTGCCAAAGCAAAGATTATTCAAAAGTATTTACCAATTATGAATACACTTGTTAATCAATATCTACAATCTATGGACTTCTTTATATCTTTCCATTTAGATGAAGAGTTTAACGAGACTATTAAATCAAGACATAGAGATTCATTTAACTATAATAACTTTAGTGAGGGAGAGAAAATGAGAATTGACCTTGCCTTACTATTTACTTGGCGACACATTGCTAAGATGAAGAATAGTACCAATACCAATCTATTAGTATTAGATGAAGTATTTGATTCTAGTTTAGATGGTCAAGGTACAGATGACTTCTTTAAAATTATTGGTAAGTTATCTAAAGAAAATATCTTTATTATATCACACAAAGGAGATATACTCTTTGATAAATTTACAAACATTATTAAGTTTGAAAAGACCAATAACTTTACAAAATTGGAGACCGTATGAAACATTTAGTTGTTGAAGATTTTTTTACTAACTTTGACGCAATCAAAGAAGAGTTTAAAACAATACCAATGTTCACTTGTAAGGAACATCCAGAATTACAGAATACAAATTTAGATATATCATGGCCTGGTAAAAGAAGTGAAGACTTAAAGTTTACTAATAAATTTTTTACTGGTTTATTCTTAAATGAATTTAGAGGTAAGTTTAATAATTTTTTTGAAACTAATTATGACTTTAAAATATATACACATTTAAGATTAGAAGAAGATAATCAAGGAGAATTTATACATAAAGATTCACCAGACGCCCATTTTTCTATGTTAGTTTACTTATCAGAAACTAACTTACAAAGTGGTACAAGTCTATATGATGAAAACGATAAACTAATTACAGATGTAAAGTTTATACAAAACAGAGCATTAATATTTGATAGTAGATATTCACACGCAGCTATTAATAATCATGGAACAGATATAGAGAATGGTAGACTAACTCTAAATATCTTTTGGAAGGAAAGACAATGACAAACAAAGTAATATCAGACGAAGAAAGAAACGAAAAACTAAAGAAAAAGAAATTAAGACCAGCATTGGAATTAATTCCACCTACTGACCCTAGAGTACACAGCTCTATTGCACCATATGATGATGTAATGTTAGCAGCCTTCGGGTTTGAAAATAGACATGACCTAGTAGAAGACATGTTTAAGGCAATGAAAAAATATGGTGGTATTGGTTTGTCTGCCAATCAAGTTGGTTTGCCTTTCAGAATGTTTGTAGCTGGTGACCACCCACAAATAGAAGACGGCATGAAACTTGCTGTATTTAATCCTATCATGGAAAGTATGTCAGATGAAAAAGTTATGATGAAAGAAGGTTGTCTAACTTATCCTTTCTTATTTTTAGATGTGGAAAGACCTAGAAAAATACAAGCCAAATATCAAGACGAACATGGCGATTTTTTAGATATTAAACTAGACGGAATGATGAGTAGAATCTTCCAACATGAGTTTGACCATATGCAAGGTCAGGTATTTACCAACAAAGTATCGAAGTTAAAACTAGATAGAGCGCATAAAAAGGCGCAAAAAGAAATGAAAAAGCTAAGAGGCTTGACAAAGACTAAAAAATAGAGTACCTTATATATTATGACTTATTCGTGGAAAAAAGGCATGACCATTGATGACCAATGGCAATCATGGCAAGATAACAATGATGTCTCAAAAGTTGAGGCAATGGATACCGAATCACTTAAAACATTAGTTGAGAAAGACCTAGGTTTTGTTTCAGTAATGAATGTGAAAGAGTACACACTATATCAAAAATGGTGTGAAGTTAAACATAGATATCCCACAATAGAAACTAATAACTTCTTTGATGATAAACCAGCAATGGAACGACCTGAACAGGCAGTAGTAATACAAGAAGTTAAAAACAATTTTTGGTTACCAGAAGACCCTATGGAATACCTTGAATTAGAACCAGAATTAATATGGACAGATGGTGCTGATGTTATATCACACACAAACGCCAAAGGTTCCGAGATATGGAACGCATTAAGAACATTTTTATCTACAATGAAAAACAATAGTAATATTGGTAGAAATCTAAACTTTCTAATTAGAGATAAAAAGACAAAGAAATATCTAGGTGTTACCTGTATGAGTAGTGATTTCCTAGACCTTACACCAAGAGACGAATATATTGGTTGGGAAAGAGAACCAAAAACTCAAAGAATGATTAATCATACATGTATCGGTAGTACGATTGTACCAATACAGCCTCTAGGATATAACCTTGTAGGTGGTAAACTACTGGCACTTTTATGTTTATCAGATACAGTAGAGAAGACCTGGGAATATCAATATAAAGATAAACTAGTAGGTGTTACCACAACTAGTCTATATGGTAAAACAAAAGAGATACCATTATCACAATACGATAGACTAAAACATTGGAAGAAAATGGGTTGGACAGCAGGTAGTGTATCATTTGAACCAGAAAAATCTACACAAAAAGAAATTCAAAAATGGCTAATGAAGAATCATACATACAAATACTTTGAATGGTATGTGGCGAAAAAGGACACAGGTCAGCCACATAAAAGAGACCATAGAAATAGAAGCCATACCTTTACATATAATAAACTTGGTATCGCCAAGAACTTAATTAAATCTGAACATGCTAGAGGTATATACTTTAGTGAACTATATAGTAATACAAAAGAATTCTTACGAGAAGAAATAAAAGAAGATAAACTTGTCAGAGCATTTGATAATTCTACAGAATATCTAACTGATTTATGGAAGAATAAATATGCCAAGAAACGAATCGCAAGTTTAATGAAACAGGATAGAGTATCAAAAGAAACACATTTCTATGATGATATTATCTATATGACATGGGAAGAGACAAAACAAAAGTACCTGCCACAGGTAGGAAGATAGCTCATTTGCCAGAGCAATGGCAGACTGGAGAAATTATAAAGAAAGAAAAACTATCAAAACCTATAAAGGATTTTTTAGAAGAAACTAAAAAAGAACAAGAAATACTTGATATCGGTTTGAAAATGTCAAGACAACATAAGAAAGAACGAACCGAATCAGAAAAATTACAAGATGAACTAGAGCCAATACTTGATGATTCCTAACGATTCGCACTCATTCCACACAAAAAAGAACAGAACCAGAACACTAGATAGTCGGAAATCGTTACCTGGTAACGAAAAAAAAAGTTAAAATAACGCTTGACTTTTGCGAATCTTTCCTTTAGGATGGATTATATAATGAAAAAGGACACTACTATGATTAATCTTGATGTAAAATCAAATCTAGCAAAACTAATTGCTTCAGAAAATTTAACAATCCAACATAACAATGTAAAGACGGCTAGTTTTAATACTAAAGACCGTATATTAACATTACCTATATTTAAAGAACAAAGTGGTGATGTCTATGATATGTTGATTGCTCACGAATGTGCCCACGCTTTATATACACCAGCAGATGGTTGGGAAAAGATTGCTTCAGATGATGAGTTAAGAAGTTATGTAAATGTCCTTGAAGATACTAGAATTGACAAATTAATACAGGCGAAATATCCTGGTGTTGTTAGAAACTATGAGAATGGTTTTGATATATTAGAAAAAAAGAATTTCTTTGGTCTGTTAGGTAAAGATATTAACAAAGAATTGATGGCGATTGACAAAATCAATTTAAGAAGTAAATCACTTAACAGGCTCCCTTTTTCATTTAATCAAGAAGAAATACAATGGTCTGAAAAAGTTGACGCTATTGTTACCTTTGATGATGTTGTTGCTCTTGCCAAGGAGATGTTAAATTGGCAGAAAAAACAAGTTGAAGAACTTAAAAAATTACCAGAATTTGATGAGCACCCTTTGATGGTGTCTTATGGTCTTAATGAAGACGAAGATGAATCAGATGAAGAGAATGATTATGGTGCTTCAGGTGATGATAACGAAGATACTGGTAACTTTGGTGACCAAGATTCAGAAAATTCAGACCAAGATGTACAAGATACAGGTTCTGGAGACGGTGAAGAAGAAAACGAAGAAAATAAATCATCTTCTAAACCAACCGATTTCAATTCAAATACAGATGTTGGTGGTGGTAAAGACATTGCACCTAAAGATTTCAAACCTAAACAATTAAAATCTATTACTAATGAATCATACGAACAAAGACAACAAGAACTAGTAAAAGATACTGATTATGGTTATGTTTATGGTAACTATCCTATGCCAAACTTTGGTGACGGTACTGCTCTTATTCAATACAAAGAATTTTTATCAAGATTTAGAACTCATATAGCAGACAAGAGACAAAAATGGCAAGCTGTTTCTAAATATGAAAAGTGGATTAAAAACGAATACAAAAAATTCAATAACGAAAACAAGAAAACTGTTATGTATCTTGTTAAAGAATTTGAAATGAAAAAAGCTGCTACTGCTTATAAGAGAGCACAAACTAATAAAACAGGTATTATTGACCCATTGAAATTGCCATCTTACAAATACAATGATGACATATTTAAAAAACTAACAATTGTTCCTGATGGTAAAAACCATGGTATGGTTATGTTGCTTGATTGGTCAGGTTCTATGGCTGACACTCTAATGAATACAGTTGAACAGTTAATCAACCTTGTACAGTTTGTTAAAAAAGTTAATATACCTTTTGAAGTTTACTTCTTTACTAGTGAAAGACATAAAGAATCAGGTTCATGGATTAAAAAAGTAAATGACTTTCAATTTGATGAATTTTCACTTGTAAATTGTGCCAGCCACAAAATGAATAAAAGAGAATTAGAAGAAGCACTTACTTACTTGTTTAGTATGGCTAAAGATTATGATGATAGATATACTTGGAGAAGAAGAGACGATTATTATTCTTACCTAGAAAAAAGAGGTGAGTCTTATGACATGCCTAGAGAATTTAATCTTGGTAATACACCATTGAATGAAGCATTAATTTATATGACTCATATGGTACCAATGTTTAAAAAGAAATATGGTATTGAAAAACTAACTTTCATTACCTTAACAGATGGTGGTGCTAACAGTAATTGTAATTATAAGATAGTTGACAAATCACAGGTTGATGGTGATAAAACTTGGCTACATCAAGAAGATGGTTTCGGAAGAGAATCTTTCCATGGTTGTACTATGATTATTAATAGAAAAAAGAAAAAGTTTGTAATTGACAGGTACTATGGTGGTCAAACATCAACATTATTAGATATAATTAAAAGTGAGAATGATACAACTAATGTTGGTTTCTATATTCTAAAGAGAATTAGAAGGTGGGACCTTGAAAGATATATTGGTGACTACAAAGATTATTATGATAGAGAAAAAAAATATACTCTTATGAGAAAACAAATGACTAAAGAAAAATCAGTAATTGTAGATAAGAATGGCTACAACAAATATTTCTTACTTGATGGCAAATCCATGAATGTTCAAAACTTTAATATGGATTCAGAAAAAGTTAAGAAAGGAACCGTATCAGAATTCAAGCGAATCTTTGGTAAGAGTATGAAGAATCGATTGGTTTCCAGAGTGGTTTTAAACAAATTTATCGCCGAGGTTGCATAATTAAATGAAAAAAAATTATAAATCGTTGATAAATAAAGGTTTTTTTATGCCGATTTCGCTTGCTTTTTCGGAGGAAACCTGTAGGATGGACCTATAAATTGAGAAAAGTTAATTATAATATGAAAGGAAACACTATGTTAAACACTAAACAAAAAGAATTCGTTGATTATGCTTACAACAAATTCGGAAAATCTCAATTAACTGTTGATGAGTTAAAGACAGCCAATAAACATTTTGGTTGTAAGTACGCTCCACAATGGTTGATTAAAAATAAAGATTACAAAGTTGGTAAATCTTTATTTGAATTACCTGTAAATGGTTCTGAACCTGCTACAAAATCTGTAGTAAATGTACCACAAGTTAAACAAGAAACGGCAAACGAAGTTGCTCCTGTATCAGAAGCTGCTTATATTGTTTCTAAAAAGGATCCTGTGTTCGTATCATTTGGTAATTATCCAGATGTAAAGAGCATTATCAAATCTAATATGTTCTACCCTATATTCATTACTGGTTTATCTGGTAATGGTAAAACTATGGGGGTGACTCAAGCATGTGCTGAGAATAAAAAAGAACTTATTAGGGTTAATATTACAATCGAAACTGACGAGGACGATTTACTCGGTGGTTATAGATTGAAAGATGGCCAAACTGTATGGCAGAATGGTCCTGTAATCGAGGCGATGGAAAGAGGCGCTATTCTTTTACTTGATGAGATTGACTTAGCAAGTAATAAGATTATGTGTTTACAACCTATCCTTGAAGGTTCAGGTGTCTTTGTTAAAAAGATAAACAAGTATGTTAAACCAAAAAATGGTTTCAATGTAGTTGCTACTGCTAACACTAAAGGTCAAGGTTCAGATGACGGTAAGTTTATCGGAACCAATGTACTTAACGAAGCGTTTTTGGAAAGATTTCCAATTACATTCGAACAAAAATACCCTACTGCCAAAATTGAGCAAAAGATATTAGTTAATACTATGAAGGCTCAAGGTAAACAAGATGTTAAGTTTGCCGAAAAGTTGGTAACATGGGCTGATGTAATCAGAAAAACCTACTTTGACGGTGGTGTTGATGAGATTATATCAACTAGAAGACTTGTCCACATTGTTCAAGCGTTTGTTATCTTTAACAATAAGATGAAAGCGATTGAGGTCTGTACTAACAGATTTGATGATGACACAAAGAATTCATTTATTGAATTGTACACCAAAGTTGACGCTGGTGCTTCTGCTGAGCAGATAGCTGAACAGCAAAGACAAGCGGAGGTCAATTCGCAAGTGGATGACAATGATAGTGAGTCGGATAACGAAGTTATCTAAATCTATCCATAGTGTAGTCCTTGGAGGTGGTGTAGTGGCCACCTCCATTTTTTACACATAAATAAAAGAAAAGGAAAAATGACTATATTAGTTACCGTAAGAAACAATAATGTTGAAAAGGCCATGAGAGTTTTAAAAAAGAAACTCCAAAAAGATGGTCTTATGAAAGAATTAAGGCGTAGAGAATATTACGAAAAACCATCTGAAAAGAGAGTCAGAAAAGGTAAAGAAATGGCGGCTGCGTGGAAGAAAAAAGAGAGATTAAGAAAACTTAAAGAAGGATTTTAGAGTTTTGTGTCCCTTGATGTCCACAGGAGTGGATATATATTATGGTTCAGGCAATTCATAAGACCTGACGACACAAAAGCCACACAAATTTAGTGTTGGCGTAGCAGGTGTTTGGCAGTATCATCTAAAAAAAACTGCCGTTAATTTAAGAATTCTACAAAGCTAGCGTGGAGTAGAATGTGTTTGTTTGGCATTTGCGCCTGGTTCCACACCCCAAAAAGAACTTAAGCTGCGGCCATGTTTGGTAGTTTTATAGCCTCGAATAAAAAAAACTACCACTTGAAATATGAAATATAATGATTATATAAATAACTATGATACGCTCATAAGAGGTATCATAACATTAACTTTGCTTAAAAAAGGAGGTTCTAAATGACCAATCACAAAGCAATTCAATCAATTTTTACTGGCCTACGGCCGTTTACTGTAGGGTTTGACGATATGTTTGACCATTTAGACATGGTATCAACTCAAATACCACATATGACAGCAACTAACTATCCACCATACAATATTGTAAAGACAGGTTCTTTAACATATAATATAGAGGTGGCTCTTGCAGGTTATGGTAAAAAAGACATTTCTGTAAACTTTGAGGACAATATCCTTAAAATCGAATCAGTAAAATCTAAAGAAGAAAAAGAAGTCGAAGACAATGACGGTGTATTACACCAAGGTATTGCTAGACGAAGCTTCTCTAAATCTTTTACTATTGCAGAAGATGTGGAAATCAAAGGTGCTGAATTAAAAGACGGACTTTTAAGAGTATCTTTAGAGAAGATTGTTCCAGACCATAGAAAAGCTAGAACTATCAACATCAAATAAAAATAAAAGTAAAGCGCCGGAAAAGCTTGACTTCTCCGGCGTTTTATAGTATTATATACTAAATTAATTAATTAACAAGAAATTTATATTATGAAGTTATTAGAAAATTGGACAGTACCACAAGTAGAATTCAAAGTAAGAGTTGCTGGCGAATGGGTACATATGCTAACAGATGATTATTTTAAAAATAAAAAAGTAATTGTCTTCTCACTCCCTGGTGCATTTACACCGACATGTTCGGAACATCAATTGCCAGGATTTCAAGCACACTATAAAAAATTTAAAGAATTAGGTATAGATGAAATCTATTGTATATCAGTAAACGATTCGTTTGTTATGAACGCTTGGTTTGATAAACAACAGATTACAGATATCAAAGGTATACCAGATGGTTCAGGTAAGTTTACAAGAGCTATGGGTATGCTAGTTGAAAAAGACGACAAAGGTTTTGGTTACAGAAGTTGGAGATATGCCATGGTAGTTGACAATGGTGTTATTACTAATTTCTTTGAAGAGCCTGGATTGAAAGACAATTGTACTTCCGACCCATATGGCGAATCTTCTCCAGAAAATGTGTTAAAGTGCCTTTCGTAGGACGCTTGACATTTTAAACGGATATGTTATTATCCATAATGCGGATATCGTATAAAAGTATTATGCGAGGTTACCAACTTCGAGAACTTGGGGCAGTACCAAGTATCCGCTCCATTAAATAAAGAAGGAAATATATGATGAAACTAACAAGTGATACCCTTTCCCTACTAAAAAACTTTTCTGAAATCAATCAGAATATACTAGTAAAACCTGGAAAGAAATTACAAACAATCTCTACAATGAAAAATATATTAGCTGAGGCTGATATTACTGAATCATTTGACGGCGAATTTGCCATTTATGATTTACCAGAATTTTTGAGGTCTGTAGAATTGTTTGAAGGACCAGAATTAGGTTTCAATGGTACAAGTAATGTTACCATTGCAGATACTAATAAACAACAATCAGTTAAATACTTTTTCGCTGACAAGTCAGTTATCGTGGCACCAACTAAATCAATTAATATGCCAGATAAAGAGGTTACTTTTACATTTAAAAGAACAGACTTTGAAAAATTGAAAAAAGGTTATACTACATTAAATTTACCAGACATTGCCGTTACCGGTAAGGGTGGTAAGATTAGTATGGTTGCAACTGATAAGAAGAACAAATCTTCAAACAACTATTCTATTACAGTTGGTGAAACTAATAAAGAATTTACTGCTTATTTCAAGGCAGAAAACTTTAAGATTTTACCAGATGATTATGATGTTGCTATATCAAAGCAAAAGATATCTCATTTTGTAAACAGAAATAAACCTGTTCAATATTGGATTGCGTTAGAGCCTGATTCAGAATTTTAAATATATACTATTATTAATAGTGATATGTTTTTTATATACATTGGACTTGGATTTAAAACTAATCCATATTTTAACATGAAACAATTGAGGTTTATATTATGTCAGATTTTCTATGGGTCGAAAAGTATCGGCCAAACAAAATCAAAGATTGTATCTTAACAACAGAATTAAAAGATACATTTACTAACTTTCTAAAACAAAAAGAAATACCTAACTTACTATTATCAGGTAGTGCTGGTACAGGTAAGACCACGGTGGCTCGTGCCTTATGTGAAGAACTAAAAGCAGATTATATTATAATCAATGGTTCAGACGAAGGCCGTCAAATAGATACTCTACGAAACAAGATTAAAAACTTTGCTAGTACAGTATCACTTACAGAAGACTCTAATCACAAAGTAGTTATTATAGACGAGGCAGATTATATGAATGCTGATAGTGTTCAACCTGCTTTGCGTAATTTTATTGAAACATTTTACAATAACTGTAGATTTATCTTTACATGTAATTACAAAAACAAAATCATTCCAGCTTTACATAGTCGTTGTACCGTTATTGATTTTTCTATTAAGAATGGTCAAAGAGTAAAAACTGCTACTGCCTTTATGAAAAGGTTAAGTAAAGTTTTAACAGATGAAAAGATTGAGTTTGATAAAAAAGTCCTTGCAGAATTAATACAGAAATTTTATCCAGACTTTAGAAGAACTATTAATGAACTTCAAAGGTATTCTGTTAGAGGTAAAATAGATAGTGGTATCTTATTCAGTTTATCTGAAGCAAATCATAAAGAACTTATGTCAGCTTTAAAAGATAAAAAGTTTAATGAAATGAGAAAATGGGTTGTACAAAACCTAGATAAAGAACCATCTACTCTATTTACTGGACTTTATGATATACTATATACGGCATTAGAACCTAAATCTGTTCCACAGGCCGTATTAATTATTGCTGGTTATCAGTACAAAGCTGCCTTTGTGGCAGACCAAGAAATCAATATGGTTGCTTGTTTAACTGAAATTATGGCTAGTTGTAAATTCAAATGATTTGTTATATCAGACCAAAAACTTACGGAGTCTCCATAGAAATGGAGAAAATGCCTCCTAATTTTGTTAACATATTAAAAGAACATCTATTAAAATATAATATATCTCCCCATGAACCAGAACCTATTACAGAAGTTAAATGGTTTCCAAAGATATCATTAGAGACACAATTTGGATATGGCGTACCAAACATATATAAATCTAGTGGTATATACAGAATATATTTTGACGGCAAAATTGTTTACATAGGTTCTTCTGATAGTGATGGCAGATTACCAGGCAAAAGAGCTGGAATGTGGGGTAGAAGAGCAGATTTTAAATCTTCATTATATAATTCTACTATCAAAAATGGTAGACCACAAACTTACTCTAATATACCTCAACAAATATCCAAGTTATTTTATAAAGGCAAAAAGTTTCCTATGAAGGATTGTTATAAGTTTGAACATGAATTCTTTCCATGTCATCCAGACCAAGTAAGAGATATAGAAGAAACTATACAGAAAGAATATAAAGATATACATGGTGATGTACCACTATTCAATAAGGTTGAAAACTTTGTTGGTGGTGCAAGAAAGATATTATAATGTACGAACTAAAAGATTATCTATCAGCAATTAACGAAACAAAGAAACCCTTACTGGATACAGATGACCTTGATTGGGAAAGAAAATACCCACCATTTGTAATCAATAAATGTCTTGCTCAACACTACGATACCATTATGCACTCCAACGAAATGAATGGCTATCACTTTCTCCCAAAGAAAATGCAATTTGATTATTTACTAAATAGTATCCGAGAGAGAAGGCGATTTGGTGGTAAGTGGCTTAATAAAACTAAAGTCAAGGACCTTGAAGTAGTTAAAGAGTATTATGGTTATAGCAATGCTAGAGCTCAAGAAGTAATGAACTTATTATCAACCGACCATCTTAAAATAATGAAACAATCCCTTGAAAAAGGTGGGAGAAAAAAAAGATGAATGAAGATGTAATATCATGGTCGGCAGATGATATGCTTGAGGTTACTATTAAGCAACCTGACGATTTTTTAAAAGTAAGAGAGACACTAACTAGAATTGGTGTTGCCTCACGAAAAGACAAGACACTATTTCAATCGTGTCATATTTTACACAAACAAGGTAAGTATTTTATAACCCATTTTAAAGAACTATTTGCTTTAGATGGTAAGAAGAGTACATTAACCTCAAACGATATTGAAAGAAGAAACACAATTGCCATTCTATTACAAGACTGGAATTTAATTGATATCGTTGACAAGAAGGCTGCTGAAAACAAAGCACCTTTAAGTCAAATCAAAGTATTACCATTCAAAGAAAAAAAAGAATGGGTACTATCTACAAAATATAATATTGGCAAAAAGAATATTGAAAAAGAAGAGGTAAAGTAAGTAATGGAAGTCCCTAAATTTAGAGAGTTTATATCTGAAGCAAAGGCACCATTAAAAGGTCGTCTTGTAATTATTACAGATGAACCGGAAGAAGCAAAAACTTTTCATACTGCCGAAAGATTAAGAGAAGAGGCAGAAAAACTTGGTTGGAAATATTATCTTTTTAGATTAACCAATGGCTCAACTTCATACGAAGATGGTATAAGAAGAGTACACAATAAAGGCGACAAAAAAGGTTTCGAAGTACACTCTAAAAATACAGTTGTTATCTTTAGAGGTTCAGTTGTAAGAAAAGATAGCTGGATGGATATAATTTCCATGTTAGAACGAGACGGTGTTTGTGTTGTTAACAGCAGACAAACAATCAACCTTTGTGTTGACAAATATAGAACCTCATTAAGACTTGCTGATTATGGAGTAAGACAACCAAAGTCAACATTAATTACAGACCCCGAAAATTCAGTTGCAGATTTCGATAGATTAGATACCGACTTTCCTGTAATTATGAAAACATTAAGAGGTAGTAAAGGTGTTGGTGTATTGTTTGTTGAATCAGAAAAGTCTTTAGATTCAATTGTTCAATTAATTAATAAGCAAGATGAAGACGCTGATTTACTATTACAAGAATATATCAAAACAGATTATGATGTTAGAGTATTAGTATTAGGTGGTAAAATTCAAGCTATAATGAAAAGACCAGTTATTGAAGGAGATTTTAGAAGTAATGTGTCGCAAGGTAGTGAACCAGTTGCACACGAATTAACAGAATTAGAAATAGAAACTAGTTTATTGGCCGCTAAGGCAGTAAACGGAGTATGGACAGCAGTTGATTTTATACCTGCTAAAAATAGAGATAAAGAACCACCATTTGTTATTGAAGTTAACTCTTCACCAGGTACAGAAGGAATAGAAGAAGCAACCAAAAAGAATATATCTAAAGAAGTTATTAAATTTTTTAGTGATAAAAAGAATTGGGTAAAAGTACCGACAGAATGTGGTTATAAAGAAATATTATCAATTAAACCTTTTGGTAATATTGTAGCAAAATTTGATACGGGTAACTCTGGTATGCCAGTTATTCATGCTGAAAAGTTTGATGTAAAAGGCAGTAAGATTACTTGGTCATTATTCAACAAAAAAATTACTAGTGATATTGTTCGTACAGAAAAAATATCAGTAGGTGGGTTAAGAGACTATGACGAAAAAAGATATGTAGTTAAACTTGATGTTGAATTTCTAGGTGGATATTACGAGGATGTAGAATTCACAATAGACGATAGAGAGGACAGAAGTCCGATTTTATTAGACCGTAAATTTATGAATAGAGTAAATGTTATGGTAAACCCACATAGAAAATATGTAGTAACAACGCACTATAGCGCAGATGAGGAAATAGATAATGATTAAAATATTAAGATTAAGTACAGGCGAAGATGTGATAGGTGATGTCATTGACCAAGGAACAGAAATAGTAAAAGTTAAAAATGCTTTTGCAATTATACCAATGCAAGGTGGACCAGGTCAACCAACAAAATTGGCATTTACTTTATATGCTCCTTATACAGATGATAAAGAGATAGAACTAAAAACACCAAATGTTATCAACCAAACAACGCCGAAAAAAGAATTACAAAATTCTTACAATCAACATTTAGGTACAGGCATTATACAACCAAAAAATCCAGGATTAATTACAGAAACAACAGTACCAAACTTGAAGTAATATATTATGATAACTGTTCACTTTATAAGGAACAATAATGAAAAAATAACTGTTAAGGTACCAGTAGGACATACTGTAATGGAGGCTGCCAAAGAGGCAGACATTCCAGAAATACCTGCTGATTGTGGTGGCTGCTGTGCTTGTGCTACTTGCCATGTATATGTTGGTAATGCTTGGGTAGGTAAAGTACCACTTGAAGAGAATAGTTTAGAACAAGAACTATTAGAATATGAAAAAGGTTATAAAGATGGCATGTCAAGACTCGGTTGTCAGATTATGCTAGACAAATCTTTAGACGGAATCACGCTACATTTAAGGCAGGAAGAGTTGCTTTAATTGAATTTATATGTTATAATAAGACTTTATATAATGAGAGAACTATGGAATTTTACAAGTCAGTAATAGAACACCGAGGAAAAATACTTGTTCGAGGAGTATTAGACGGTAAAGAATACAACGAAAGATTAAACTTCAAACCTAAACTTTATGTTTTAAGTCAAGAAGAATCTACATGGAAAGACCTGAAAGGTCGTAATCTAAAAGAGATTAATTTTGATTCTATTCATAAGGCAAGAGAGTTTAAGAAAAGCTACGCCACATCCAACTCACCTATCTATGGTTTAGATAGATACCAATATCAATATATTTCAGATAACTTCCCTGGCGAAGTCGAGTGGAACAAAGACCATATTAAAATATTTACAATTGATATTGAGACTACCTGTGAAGATGGTTTTCCAGATGTAGAAAATCCACAGGAGAAATTACTAGTAATCACGGTAAAGAATCAAACTAACAAACACATTATAACTTGGGGTGTTGGTGATTTCAAAACTGACCGTACAGATGTAACTTATATTAAATGTAAAACAGAAAAACATTTAATCATGGAGTTTATGAAATTCTGGATTAAAAACTATCCAGATGTTATCACAGGTTGGAATTGTAAGTTTTTTGATTTACCATATCTAGTAAACAGAATTAAATTATTAACAGATGAAAAGGTAATTAAAAAGTTATCGCCTTGGAATATTGTAGAAGAACAAAAGGTTGAAGTAAGAGGTCGTGAACAAACTGTATATACTTTGTTTGGTATTTCTAATCTTGATTACCTAGATTTATATACAAGATATATTCCTCAAAGACAAGAAAGTTATAAACTAAACTTTATTGGTAATGTAGAACTCGGTACTGGTAAAGATGATAACCCTTATGAAACATTTAAAGATTGGTATACAAAAGACTTTCAATCTTTCGTAGATTATAATATTCAAGATGTTGAGATTGTTGATGGACTAGAAGATAAACTTGGTCTAATTGAATTGTTATTAACTATGGCCTATGACGCTAGAGTTAATTATCTTGATATCTTTTCACAAATTCGTGTATGGGACACATACATTTATAATCATTTAAAAGATAGAGGTATACAAATACCACCAAAAGAACATCATACAAAAGATGAGAAGTATGTTGGTGCTTATGTAAAAGACCCGATTGTTGGTATGCACAAATGGGTTGTATCGTTTGACCTCAACTCACTTTATCCACATCTTATTATGCAGTACAATATTTCGCCAGAAAAATATGTTGGTCAAGATTCAACTGGTGTTTCTGTATCTAATATGTTGAAGAAGAAAGTTGATACTGCTTTCTTAAAAGAAAAAGGTATTACAATGACACCAAATGGTGCCAGATTTAAAACTGATAGTCAAGGTTTTCTTCCTAAAATGATGGAAGATATGTATAATGACAGAAAGAAATTTAAAAGACTAGAACTACAAGCTTCTCAACAATATGAGAATGATAAAACTAAAACAGAATTAAAGAAAACAATATCAAGATATCATAATATTCAATGGTCAAAAAAGATTGCCTTGAACTCAGCTTATGGTGCAATCGGTAATCAATACTTTAGATACTATGATGTTGCTCAGGCGTCTGCTATCACAACCTCTGGTCAATATGTAATTAAGTGGATTGAAAATAAAATGAATGACTATCTAACTAAAGTTATTGGTGAAGAAGGCGATTATATTGTTGCGTCTGATACTGATTCAATTTATGTTACACTTGATAAACTTGTTGAAAAAATATGTAAAGATAAATCAAAAGAACAGATTGTAAAAATTCTTGACAAGATTTGTACTGAAAAGTTTGAACCTTACATAGACAAATGCTACGCCGAACTCGCTGATTATTCTAACGCCTTTCAACAAAAGATGGAAATGGCAAGAGAAGTTATTGCTGATAAAGGTATATGGGTTGCCAAGAAAAGATATATGTTGAATGTTCACAATAGTGAGGGTGTTCAATATGCAAAACCTAAACTTAAAATCATGGGTATTGAGGCAATCAAATCATCAACACCAGAAATATGTAGAACTAGAATTAAAGAAGCTATTACTATCATCATGGAAAAAGATGAAACAGACTTACAAAAATTCATTGCAGATTTCAGACAAGAGTTTGCTGGTTTAGAACCTGAACAAGTTGCCTTTCCAAGGTCTTGTAATAATTTAAGAAAGTATGCAGACTCAAGTAATATATTTCAGAAGTCTTGCCCTATACATGTTAAAGGTGCATTAATCTATAATCATTATTTAAGAGAAATGAAATTAACAAGAAAGTATCCTGAAATACAAGAAGGTGATAAGATTAAATTTATCTTAATGAAAGAACCTAATCCATTTAAACATGGTGTTATAAGTTATATAGCAACTTTACCTAAAGAGTTTGATGTACATAGATTTATTGATTATGATACACAATTTGAAAAGACTTTCCTTGACCCTATGAGATTTATACTTGAAGCAATAAACTGGAAGGCCGAGAAAGTTGCAAGTCTGGAGGATTTCTTTTGATACCATTTCCAAAGAAAACTTATAATATAATCTATGCTGACCCACCATGGACATTTGATACTTATTCTATCAAAGGTAAAGGTAGAAGTCCTGAACAACATTATGATTGTATGACTTTAAAAGATATAGAAAATTTACCTATTGGCGATTTAGCAGATAAAGATTGTGTATTGTTTATGTGGTGTACAGACCCTTTATTGCACAAACAATTACCACTAGTTGAGAAGTGGGGTTTTAAATACAAAACAATTGGTTTTCATTGGGTCAAGACTAACAAAGACAGAATTAAAAATTATTATTTTAAAGGTACAGGTTATTGGACAAGAGCAAATCCAGAAGTATGTATTTTAGCTACGAAAGGTAGTCCAAAAAGAGTAAATAAAAACATAAATAGACTAGTCGTAGATGAGCGAAGAGAACATAGTCGCAAACCAGACAGAATTAGAAACGACATAGTACAACTATGTGGAGACTTACCTCGAATAGAATTATTTGCTAGGTCTTCCGCTGAGGGGTGGGACTCATGGGGAAATCAAACGGAAAAGTTTGGATGAAAATTCGATACTACAAAGATATAAATGGCTGGCGATGGCTAGGATTTTTTATAGCTATGTTAAGTGTATCGATTCTATCATCAGCCAATGTATCAACACAATGGGTCGGTTGGAGTTTAAGTGTGGTCGCTTGTGTTATGTGGGTATATTTTGGTCTGAAAGATAAAGATTGGCCAAGAGCATTGATGGAACTTATGTATTTAATATTAAGTATGAGGGCAGTTTACAACTGGATATCTTTCTGATAGTGAGCTTGCTTTTATCGTTGACTTATGTTATAATGATTTATTCTTTTATTATATTTTTATTATGGATGTGGAACAATGAAGACCCTAACTAGAGACGAAGCATTACATTGTGCTGGAGTTTTTTCAAACTACTTCGACCAATTTAATCGTATAGACCAATACATGCGTGACCAGAAAATGGCACAAATAGAAACTATACCTACTGCTCTACCAGGTATGG